ATGGCGCGGCTGATAGTTCTGAAGTGGCTGGGCGCGTCGGTCCCGGCTTTGGATGAGGTGCGGGCGTGAGGATCGGCACACTGGACGGTGCGTCCGTCGAATTTCGCGACGGGCTGGTTTGGGTCGGCGGCGAGTGCATGACCGAGGGCCTAGAATGCGAGGCCCCAGAGCAAGTCTTGGCCGATTTGCGGATGGCGTGGGGCTCCAGGTTCGTGGAGGCCGCGCAATGACGCCCTCCACCGCTCTCACGATTTTGCACATCGTGGTCACCCTCATGACGGCGGCGATGCTGCTGACCGACTTCGGTCACCCCGCCGTCCGCGCCTGTGCGGCGCTGTATCTGCTGGCCGAGGCATGGCTGGAGGCTTACAAGTCATGATTTCGTATGAGGTGTTTCGCAAGCGCATCGAACGCGAGCGGCGCGGCAAAGACGCGCTGATCGTCGGTTTGAGTTTATCGCTGGTGCTGAATTGGGCACTTGCGGTTTACATCTACACCTGTCTCTCGCGGTGAGCGCCTAACGGGCGCTGACTGAGGCCGACAGGCCTACGAGGCCCGCAAGGGCGCACTCCTTGGGTTGAGCACATGGCCGCCTGTCTTCACAGGTGGGCGGCCGATTTTTGTCTGGAGGACGATATGAATAGCAACGATACAGCACGCGCCATGGTCGAGCACTACATCGCCGTCGGCGCGGCCAAGGTGGCGCAAGAAAAACAGTGGCGCGAGGTGGCCGGCCAGATCTCAAAGTCGGAGCATACCCGGACGAGAGGCGGCGTGGATTCCGCTGGCCGGTCCCCTGGCGTCACTGCCAGCCGTCCGTTGGACGGTATCAAAAAAACAAGGAGGATCCGGTAGACGAATCTACCCGATCGAACGTAAAACAAACCCAATACCGAGCCCCCAGTCCCACGGCTGGGGGCAAATGAAATAAAAACACGACAAGAAAATCACAGGAGAAAACGACATGAGCTTTTTATCACAACTAGAGGTACCGAAGGCAAGCGGCGTCCTGAGCTTTAACAGCGCGCCGGGAATCGTCGCGCAGGTTATGACTATTTCCCCAGAAGCGGCGGCCCTTATCTGGGAGTCGCGGAATCACCTGAATCGTCCGATTTTGGATCGCGTTGTAAAGCAGTACGTGCGCGACATGACGCAGGGGCGCTGGCAAGTATCGGGGCAGGGAATTATTTTTGATTGCCATGGCAAATTGGTGGACGGCCATCACAGGATCAAAGCATGCATTGAGGCTAATTTGCCGTTCACAACGCTTGTTGTCCGTAACGTTGACGAGCGGGCCGTGATGGTGCAAGACATTGGCGCACAGAGGAAAGCTGGTCAGATTGCACATATGATGGGCATGCCAAACAGCAATTGCGCTTGCGCCGCAGCCAGACTGTTTCTTATGTACAAAAGAAACGGCGTTGGCACCATGAACACTGCGCATTATCAGCCCTCCAAGCCCGAGACGATTGAGTTCGTTGCGTCGGAGCCCCTAATTGCAGAGGCCGCTTTTTTTGGCAGGCGACTGCAAAGGTTGATGAACGCTTCAATGGGCGCGTTCTTGGCTTTTCTATTCCTGAAGGCAAACCGCGCAGCGGCTATTGAATTTTTAGAAGCCTTGGCAGAGGGCCATGATCTTCCCTTCGACTCCAGTATTTATCAATTTCGCCAGCGCCTTCAAAACGCAAAGTCACTTAGGCAAAAGCTGGGCGTTCCTATGACGGCTGGCCTAGGCATAAAAGCGTGGAATCTTCACCTTCAAAAAAAGCCAATTAAAAGACTCGTGATCAACGAAGGCGAGGCATGGCCCGAGTTGTTGGTTGAAAGATAATGGACAGGACTAGATTCATCGGCGGCAGCGACCTAGGCCACATCGTCAACGCCCCGCCTTACGGCTGCGCCCGCAAGCTCTGGTACCAGAAGCGCGGCATCCAGCCAGACTACGAAATCGAGTTCCGCGGCCATCTGATTCGCGGGACTAAACTTGAGCCGCTCATCGTCGAGGAGTACCAGGAGCGCACGGGCCGCAAGGTCAGGCGCACCGGGTCACGCTTCGGCGAGGAGGACTGGCAGGCCGGGGCCATGGACCGGATGATCGTCGGCGATCCACGCGGGGCGGGCGTCCTCGAATGCAAGACGGCCAACGAACGGGCGTTCCGGTCATTCATGCGCGACGGCCTGCCCCTGTCATACCAGCTACAGATCCAGTGGTATATGGGCTTGGCTGGCTATCGGTGGGGCGCGTTCGCGGTGCTGGAGCCGTCGAACTGGCGCTTCGAGACCTTTGAGGTGTCGTTCGATCTCTCGGCCTACGAACTCGTCCGCGAAATGGCCGTTCAATTCTGGTCGATGGTTGGCGGCTGCGGGGAACCGGACCGTCTGCCGGTCAGCGACAAGCGGTGTGGCAAGTGCGAATACCGCCACTCCTGTCAAGGCGCCGCCTTATTGGAGCGCGTTGACGTGGACGAGGACGCCGAGACGATCGCGGGGCTGGGCAGCATCGCCGCCGAGTATCTCGCGCTGCGCGACGTCCGCGACGAGGCCGAGGAGGCCATGGAGGCGCTCAAGGCGGACGCGGCCGCCATGATCGGGGACGCGCCGGGCGGGGTGGCGCCGGGGTACCGGATCTCGTTCGCGCCGCAGGTTTCGCAGCGGGTCGATACCGTTGCGTTGAAGAAGTTTTACCCGGACATCTACGCGAAGGTTGTGAAGCCAAGCGTCAGCCGTCCATTTCGCGTGTTCCCGGCGTGACGGGGAAGAGGAGATAGTATGAGCACGTTGACAGAACAGATTCAGGCAGCGCAACCCGCTGCCGCGCCAGAGCAGCCAAAGCGCTCGCTGCTGGACGACATCACCGACGCGACCCTGAAGAGCCGCGCCGACCAACTCCGCATTGACGCCTTCGAGGCCGGGCGGCGTTCGCAGGCGCTGGGCATTCCCGCGCCGCAGATCGAACTGAAGTATATGTACGGGCGGGACTACGGTTTCAACGAGGCCCAGTCGCTTCAGTTCATCCACCTCATTCCGCAGGGCGGTATGCTGATTCCGGCCCTGCACTACAAGGGCCGCGCGGTGTTGCTGCGGCGCGGTGGGTATAACTGGAAGGTTGTCGAGCACACGGAGAAGGCATCGGAGTACGCCTTTTATTTCATGGGCCAGGCCATGACCGACGAAGCCGGGAAGCCGCTGCGGATTCGGTACACGCTCGACGACGCCACTCGGAGCGGGCTGGTGGCGCGGTCGCGGGGCAAGGATAACAAACCGGGTACCTACGACCAGTTTGGTCACGAGATGCTGTTTGCCCGGATGCTGTCTCGGTTCCATGCGTTCCACGCGTCCGAGGTCGCGGGCGGCGCGGCGGTGGATACCAGCGACTCGCTGATTCAGTCGGTGGTCGAGGAAACCGAGTCCCGCATGGGCGCTGCTACCGCACTCGCCGACAAGCTCGCCGAAATCAAGGGGGCTGAATGATCGCGCAAAACTTGCAGGACAAAACGTGGTACGACGTCCGCATCGTCGGCCTGCGGAAGGTCGAAGTCGGCAGCAACGGGAGCCCAGCGATCGAGGTCGTGGTGCGGTTCGCTGACGACTCACAAGCGAGCGCGAATTTGTTCCTGACGCCGAAGGCAATTGCAGGCACGCGCAAGCGTCTCCAGGGCATCGGCGCGACCGATACCGACCTCGCTGGGGACGACTGGCTGCGGAAGCTGAACCTTCGACTGCATGACGCGCAGGCTTCGGTCGTGGCGAACGCCGACGAGTACGGCATCAAGCTGAACGGGCCGTTTCCGCGTGGCGGCGGGTCGGCGGCGCGGGAAGTGGAAGCAGGGCCTTCGCCGTTCGCGGCGATTGGCGACCAGGACGTGCCGTTCTAGGCACCAGCCGGGGCGGGAAGCCGCCCCGTATTCAAGGAGGAAACATGGAGTTAGCGAAGCAATTATATCCGGGTACCTTTGATGGTGGTTGCTATGGTCCATCTGACTACACGCCAATTATTGAGCACTGCGGAACGGTGATCGAGCGGCACGACGACGAAAACTACCAAGGGGACACTCGAGTGCTGCTGCTAAAAGATGGCCGATTTGGCTATCTAGAAATCGGTTGGGGGTCCTGCTCTGGCTGCGATGCCTTGCAAGGATGTGAGTCGTGGGGGCAGCTGCAAGAACTGATCGACGCGATAACGGCGAGCGTTCGTTGGTTTGATTCAAAGCAAGACGCTCTGGATTGGTTCAAGCAGCACGACTGGGAAGGAGATTACAATCCTTGCCGGGAATGGATTGACAAGTGCGTTGCTGGTTTGGAGGAAACATGGAAATCATAGGAGCAGTCCTGGTCCTGGCCGCGTGCGCCCTTGCCCTGGCGCTGCATCAGTACGGTCGGGCAACAGTATGGCTCGTCATCGCAACGCGGGCCAAGGCGAACTACGAGGCCGCACTGCTGCGGGAGCGCCGGACGGCGGAACTGAAGGCGGAATGGGGGGTGGTGCGGTGACGATAGAGGAAAAGCTGAAGAAGCTACAGCAACGGTTGTTTTTTGCCGAGCGGCGATTAAGGGAAGCAGAAAACATTGAAGATGTCGGTCCACATGATTGTAAATATTGCCTGGGAAAAGGCTTTTGGCTGGGAACGGATCCGGCACAGCGTCGAGCATATGCCTGCGTTCATTGCGAAGCAGGCCGATCATATTCTTTGGAGGTGGCGCGGTGACCATCGACGACTGGAGAGCGCGGTACGACCACCTAAACGCCGAGACTGACCGGCTACGGGCTAAGGTCGAGCGGCTGCGGGAGGACGCGGCGCGCGCGCGGTGGTGCGAGGAGAACAAGGCCGATGTCGTGTGGGACTGGCGCGGCAACCAATGGCGCTGCGAGAACGGAGACGACATGTGGATGGATCAGGACAGGAACGCCGCCATCGATTACGTGCGCAGGGGCGTGCCGTTTTGGCAGTCGCCAACCGCCGAGGATCAGCAGGGGGGGCCCAATGCCTGACCGCCAAGCCGCCGAAGACCGCGACGAGTTGGCGCGGGAGCAGCGGAGAGAA